CCTGAGGCATTTAAGGCTGTTGTTGCGAAAGCAAAAAACGCTTAAGCTGCGGTCACTGAAAAGAGATTTACGAATGAAGCCGTCTCCTTATCACAAGGAAACGGCTTCGTTTTCTTTTTGGTGTTATAGAGGGCACAAAACGAAGCGTATAAATTGAGGAGGATGGGATAATGGGTGCAAAACGCCTGTTCATGGGGGTTGCAGAAGATTGAGGGAAATGAGCTCCGTAAAACGAAGCGTTTAATTTGCTTTATTTTTGGTTTACATTGAGGCCGACTTCGTTAACATCGAGGTTGGCCGTTTCTTTATGGTTGGGACACGTTTGTTTACACCGTCGATGGGAATAGATCCTATGATAAGATGCCGGGTGATGCCGGCTTTTTTTGTGTTCTGACGGACGGTTGGTGAAATGGGCTTAAACGGGCTTATTTAAAGCGATTTGAGCGACTTTCGTGAGGCGGTAAAGTAATTAACCAGGAAGATGTTTTGAGGGCGTTAGAAGGGAAATTCAATGTTGTTGAAATTGCTTTCTTTGGAGGTGGCTGAGAGGCCGCCTTTTTTGTGTCAGCAAGTGACAGTGAAGGGGCGATTTTTTAAGATTTTGGAGTTTAGGGTTACGTTTAGGGTTAGGGTTTAGGGTTACTTTTTCTCGAACTTAGGGTTACATTTTTAGGGATAGAGGTATACAAAAGGAGGTATAGGCAAAATACCACTTTTCCGGGATAGGGGGGTATTTTTCGCAAATGGTGTAGAAGAAAAAACCATGCCTTTTTTGAAATTCACCTTATTATATTAGCGTAAAATCAGGGGTTTAGCGATGTTTGGAGGGGCTTTTAGGGGGTATCACCGTGAAAAATCACCGTTTGGGGGTATCACTGAGGGTACTTGGAAGGTCGTTTGGAGGACGTTTCAATGGTCTTGGAAGTGTGTTCGGAGGTCGCTGGGGGTCTCTGGGGGTGTCGCCGGAGGTCTCGGGAGTGTCGCCGGGAGGCTCGAGGTGTCTCTTTGGGTGTATTGGGGAGATGTGTCGATGGTCCACCGGGCGGATTCCCGGCAGATGCTTCTCATGTTTTAGATTATTCGATTCGTACGAGGGCCTTCACCATGGCGATATGGTGGATGGAAGATCGGAGGATTTCAAAGGGTGAGTAGTCGGGGTTCTCGGAGACCAGCATGATGGTCTGTTCGGAGGATCCTTGTTTGACCCTTTTGAGGAGTACCCCTTGGTCGGTGTCTACCACATAGGCGCGTCCCCACTGGAAGAAGATGTCGCCCAGGGAGATGTTTTGACAGGCTACCATATCACCGCTATAGTATCTGGGTTCCATGCTGTTACCGGATACCTGGATTACGAAGTCTGCCTTCAGTCCGGGGATATAAAGTTTCTCGCACATGGAGGTCATGGCGCTCATTTCTCCTCTAAAGACACCGGCCATAGCATCAAAGGGTATCAAGGGAATCCCCTCCCCTTCTCCGGTGGTCGTGGCGACTGTCACACTCGGATCTATGGTCATACGACCCTCACCGGTGAGGAGCCAACGGGCATTCACATCGTAAGTTGTTACGATTCTCTCTAAAATATCTGCTTTGGGAACTACATTCTTGGTGTAGCCACGCACATTAGCCTCGTTAACGCCCAATTTATCGGCAAATACAGTGTTTTTACCCCCTGCTTTAGCCTCGACAAGTTGTCTTAATCTCTCGTGAATTGATACGATTTTATCCATATTCTTTAATTTTATTCGAAAATAATCACGAATTAATTTTGTTTATTCGTAACTTCTTACGATATTTGCACCGATGTCAGCAGTGACACCGCCCCAAAGATAAAAATTTTCGGGGAGTGAGACAAATTTTAATGGTATGAATCACAAAAAGAGAAAAAACTATGGGAGATATCTTGAATAAGGACATTGCACCGATGATAGCAGATCTAGGCTTCAGTATAGATGAAGTGGATGCATTGATAAAGGTTGTAGAAACTTTGATTACGTTATGTACCGATGAGCGTTTCCCGGGTCTTTATCAAGAGCTGAGTACCATTCTGGATAAGTGCAATGAGTTTAAGAGACAAAATAAGAAAGAGCTATGACACCTAAAGAAGCACATGCCAAAGAGATCGCGGAGCGAACACTGAAAGAGTTGTTGAACGCCATCGACTACAAGTTGAAAGATATCGACTACGCCCTTGAATGCCAACCTCCCTTACTTCAAGAAGCGCTGATGGTTGCCAAAGAGCAACTGACGGAGGCCAAAAAGAAGATAGAAAATGAATTAAAGTAATATTAAATTTTAGAGAATTATGAAATCAAGACTTACCGCAACAAAAGAAAACCGAGACTTCTTGACGAAGGCTTTCGGTTGCTCTGAGAGAACCGTCTTCAGAGCTTTAGCAAACGTGTCGAATTCACCCCTGTCTAAGAAGATTAGAAAGGTAGCCAAAGAGCGTGGAAGCTTCGAGGTGGTGGAAAGCAATGCTGTGGAGACCTTCCACGACGCTGATAACGTGATGCGCCAGTACCTTCCGAACGGCGCCCTGCTCGAGCTGGACAAGATCACCGGAAGCGTAACCGTATGGTTTGACGGAATCAAGGTGAAGAGTTATCAAGACGTGAAGCTGTCTGAGATTTCAAACATTCAGACCTACGCAATGGAACTGAAATAGGAGAAGAGGCTATGGAATACTACGATGGTAAATTATGTATATCGAAGCACGAGCTTGTGGAAGGTGGCGTGATGAGCGAGCCCAACTACAAGCGTCTTTGTTCGGAAGGCCGTTTCAAGATGGCGCGCCAGGGCAAGGGGCTCGGCAACTATGCGCTTGTCGTGGTAGACTCTCTTCCGGATCGTTTCAGAGAAAAAGTGCATACCGCCTATCCCAATGGAGACAGAATTCTACTGGATGGATGGGTACGTTCCAACTATCAGCTGGACCAGGCTGCCGTGGTCTACTTCAATGACCCCGCCAAGACCGGCATTGACCTCACCGAGGAGAAGAAACACGAATACATCGTTAACGCCTCTGTGCTGAACTGCTGCATCCGACTGTATGACAACAGCGTAATGATTAATAAGCTGATGGGAAAGAAGTACGAATGGGAGATGATGGCAGCCTCCATTGAGAGCTGTCGTCAACAGTTCGGTCACACCCTTCCATCGTCCACCCTGCGCTTCCGCAAGAAGGTGGCAGAGTATAAACGAGAAGGATATGCCTGTCTGATCAGCGGCAAGTTCGGCAACCAGTCAGCCCGCAAGGTGGACCATAAGACCGAACGCCTGATACTCGGTATTGCCGTCCTCCCCAATCGTCCGTATAACTCCAACGTGCTCGACGTTTATAACGCCTTTGTGTGTGGAGAGCTGGATGTCTACGACCCGGAGACCGGAGAAGCATTCAATCCGGACGACTTCACCGATAAGAACGGAGAGCCCAGAGTGCTCAGTGAGTCCACGATAGCCAACTATCTGAACAAACCAAAGAACCAGGTGCTTATCCGCGCCTCTCTGGACAGCTTTACCACCTTCATGCACGAGACTATGCCCCACATGCACCGCCACGCTCCGGAGTTCTCTCTGTCAAAGGTTACCTTTGATGATAGAGACCTGCCGCGTAAGCTGAAGGACACCAAGATTCGTCCGAAAGCCTATTACGCCTATGACGTGGCGAGCCAGTGTTGCATAGGTTACGCTTACAACCGGAGCAAGACACAAGACCTGGTGGTGGATATGTTTCGCAACATGTTCCGCCTGTTGGACCGCAAGGGATGGGGATGCCCCGCTCAGGTGGAGGTGGAGAATCACTTGATGAGCCAATGGAAAGAGAGCTTCTTGAAAGCCGGTGTGATGTTCCCCTTTGTGCGCTTCTGCGCGCCGATGAACTCTCAGGAGAAGACGGCGGAGAACTTCAACGGTGCCAAGAAACGGAGTGTGGAACACCGCAACCACGTGGGCATCGGTCGTTTCTATGCCAAGAACAAGTCTTACCGCACAGAGAGCAAGAAGGTGTTTGACGAGCTCAACGATACCTATGAGGAGAAGGAGTATTACACCTGGGAGGAGTTGATTGCCGATGATAAGTCCGACATAGAGCAGTATAACAACTCGCTCCATCCGAACCAGAAGAAGTACCCCGGCATGACACGGTGGCAAGTGCTTGAAGCGAATATCAATCCCACCCTGCAGCCCCTGAACAAGGCGATGGTGGCACGATACATCGGTGAACATGTGAGCACCAGCATCCGGAGAAACTCTTACTGCCGCATAGCTTATACCGATTGGTGGCTGAGCAGTACCGATGTACTGGAGAAGCTGGCTCCCAACGACTATAAGGTGGATGCTTACTATCTGACCAATGAATCCGGAGAGATCGAGAACGTTTACATCTTCCAGAACGACATGCTGGTGGACCAGCTGCAGAACGTGGGTACCTACAATACCGCCTCGGCGGAGCAGACCAAGGAGGATGAAGACATCTTCGTGGCACAACGGAAGAAGCTGGCAGATTTCAATAACTACATCAAGCAAAAGGAGATTGCCCGGGTGGGCGTTCTCAAGCGGAACCCGGAAACGGGAGGAGCCGCTGAGGCAGTGGAGGTGCCTCCGGAGGAAATGGATATTGGCGATGTGCCTCTCTATGACTACACCGCCGATGCGAAAGATAGAGCCATCTCGCTGCTGTAAACCAAAAAATAGAATACCATTTAAACGACGTTAGATTATGATTACAACTGAGATTAAGAATAAGATCCTTAGCGCGATTGAAGCGAATCGTGCTAACTATCCCAGCGATGCGAAACACGCTGCCTCTCTGGGAATAAGTACGAGCGTGTATAGTTCTATCCGCAACGGTAAGACGGACCGCATGATGAGCGATGCCAACTGGATAACGGTGGCTCGTAGATTGGGCGTCAGCTTGCGCGGAGAAATGGAATGGAAGGCCGCACGGACCGCCACCTTCCAGTTTGTGACCACCCAATTGGAGTTGTGTCAGCAGAGCGGTCTGAGTGCCATCCTGTGCGACTTGCCTAACATTGGCAAAACCTTCACCGCCAAACATTATGTGGCGAGCCATCCGAACGCTGTCTACGTGGACTGCTCTCAGGTGAAGACCAAACTGAAGCTCATCCGGAAGATTGCCGCTGAGTTTGGTGTGGACAGCAAGGGCCACTACTCGGATGTCTATGAAGACCTGGTGTATTACCTTCGTTCCATCCAGGCACCTCTCATCATTCTGGATGAAGCCGGAGACCTGCAGTATGAAGCCTTCCTGGAGTTGAAGGCGCTATGGAACGCCACGGAGCGTTGTTGCGCCTGGTATATGATGGGTGCCGACGGACTGAAGGAGAAGATTAATCGCTCCATTGAGTGCAAGAAGGTGGGCTACACGGAGATGCTGAGCCGATATGGAGACCGATACAGCAAGGTTACTCCGGACGACGGCAAGGAACGGCAACAGTTCCTGATGGAACAGGCTCGCATCGTGGCCAAAGTGAATGCTCCTGAGGGTACGGATATCGCCTCACTGGTGAGAAGAACCGCGGGAGGACTAAGAAGAGTATATACTGAAATCGAAAAACTGAAAAGCACCAACGAATGACAAGAAGAGCATACAGTCCGAGAGAGATATTGAAGAAGACTTATAAGACGATTCCCTGGGGTGGAGATTGGGAGCGGTGCTTCGGGACACCGACTACCGACGAAGTGTGGTTCATCAGCGGCGCGAGTGCCAGTGGCAAGAGTAGTTTCACCATGCAGTTGGCCCGCGAGCTTTGCAACTACGGAGTAGTGCTCTACCTGAGTTATGAAGAGGGCGTCAGTCAGTCGTTCCAAACACGTATCGAGAGATTCCACATGAATGAGCGTCAAGGAAAATTCCGGGTAGCTATCGACGATAGCTTTGAAGAGCTGGTGGAACGCCTGAAAAGGCCTAAGAGTCCCAATTTCGTTATCGTAGACAGCTTCCAGTACTCTCATTGGAGCTACGAACAAGTAGAACAGTTAAGGGCCACGTTCCCGCGCAAGAGTTTCATCTTCATCTCGCAAGAGAGCAAGGGACGTCCGATGGGTAAGCCGGCCGAACGATTGAAGTACATGGCCGGAGTGAAGATCAGAGTGATAGGCTACGAAGCTATCTGTCAAGGTAGGTTCATGCCGGAGCCGGGAGTCCGGTTCAAAGTCTGGGAAGAAGGTATCATTAAAATAACTAATAACATTTAACGCAATGAATGAACTGAAACTTTACCAAATTGGGCTACCGATAGAGAAGCTGAGCTTTGTGACTTTTCATTGGGCCAACAGAAACGAACCTCGAAAGAAGTTATTTCTCTATCCTTCACAGAAGCAACCGGATTACGTGGTGGTGGAGACACGCTCCATGGAGCTGGCTGCAATGATCATCCGGGACATTCCGGAGGCGAGAGTCAACGTATTGGAAGAATACCCACGTCAAACTCAAATATAACGATTATGGCACAAGAAGTTACAAATTTTGCGCGGTTCTTTACCGCTTTCAATCGCCTGCAGTATCATGGCGATAAGGATGAATTCAAGAGATCTGTCGTCAGCCAATACACTTGGGGACGGACAGAGAGTCTCAAGGAGATGACCCGTAAGGAGTATGATGCCTGTTGTGCCGCTCTGGAGAAGTTGAGCGGTATCAAAGACAGCCTCCGGCTACGAAGAAGCATCTGCCTGAAACTGATGCAGAAGTTGGGTGTAGACACCACCAACTGGGCACGTATCAATGATTTTAGTCGCCATCCACGTATCGCCGGAAAGGATTTCGCTAAAATCTCTATTGATGAACTACTGGAACTGGAGAAGAAGCTTCGTTCCATCCTCCGGAAAGGGGGACTGAAACCCAAGGAGGGGGAGCAGGATTCCAAGACGCTGGTCTATACGGTTCCCTTGAATTCGGGAGTTGGTTCTTAAAAACGATTTGCCATGAAAGAACGAAATGAGATGAGAGAGGTGAAGCGAAGTATCAAGCAGGAGACCGTGGAATTCGACACCGAGGAGTATGTATCCTTTCTGAGAGAGTTAGCCCAGTGGGCCATGAATGAGGCGGATGTCGCTGAATTTAGAGATGAATATAATGAAGAATTTGATGACGAATATGTCTAACCTTTAAAAGATAAGAAAAATGACAGAAACAGTACAAATGACTGCTGAGGAACGCCAAGAGTTTGAAGCGTTCAAGGCTGAGAGAGAAAAGAAGATGGCTGCCGAGCAGCGCAAACAGGCGCGCGACAACTATGCCAAGATGGTGGATAACGAGGTGGCGCTGGCGGTTCCTATCCTTCAGGAGCTGTCAGAGAGCATGAAGACCGTCAAGGATACCATCTTCGGTAACTTCGGTGCGATACTGAGCCTGAAGTCGGAGGTGCTTGGCACCATCCGTGATGATCAGTGTAGCCATACCTTTACCACGAGCGATGGTAAGTATCGCCTGGTGTTGGGCGTGAACTGCATCGACGGCTACCGTGATACCGTGGAAGATGGTATCGTAATGGTGAAGGAATACATTGAGAGCCTGGCCAACGACGAGAAGACGAAGTCTCTGGTGAATGCCGTGCTCCGTTTGCTGAGCCGCGACAATGCCGGTAACATCAAGGCCAGCCGCGTGCTGCAGCTCCGCAAGATGGCGGAAGACAGTGGTAACGAGCGATTTCTGGAGGGTGTTCGCATCATCGAGGAGAGTTATCAACCCACAGTGACTAAGAAGTACATCCGCGCCTTGTATAAGGACGAGAAGGGCGCTTGGGTGAATGTTCCATTATCATTAACAGACGTAGAATGAAAACAGAAATACGCAAGGCTCCCAAGATAGCACTCTGCAGATGTTGCTACGGGACAGGAAAGAAATATTGGGAAAGCACCGGGGACACAACGACATGTCCTCAGTGTGATGGAAGTGGAAGAGTGATGGTAAGTTGTGTAATGCAGCTGGACATCGAACCCTATAAAACAGAATCTAAAAAGGATTAACAATGACTATAAGACGCGGAGTTAGCTACCAAAAGAGAGCTACAGACATCAACAGGATATATGACAAGTATGCGAAACAAGGTATTCCCAACCGGGAGATCTGGCGACGTTATATCTATCCTGTATATGGTATCGGTGAGCGGGCCTTCTATTACATCTTGAAGGCTCAGCTCAACCCGCGTTTTATCCAGTACGTTGATAATTACCCTTCTTTATTTGACTTCTATGATGAACAACGACCTACAAAAAGTAATCAAGAGGATTCTCCGCGACATTCAGGTGGAGATGAGTGACGAGTTCGATAAGAACTTTGAGCGCCAGGCGTTCTTTAGCCGAGCATGGCAGCGCCGGAAGAGCCCGCTTCGTCCGGGTGGTAATACCCTGGTTGATACGGGCGCTCTGAGAAGAAGCATCCGGAGCGAGGTCAATAGTGGAAGCATCGTCTTCCGTTCTTCGTTGCCTTACTCCGCCATACACAACGAAGGAGGCGAGATTCAGGTGACACAGAAGATGAAGCGGTTCTTCTGGGCTAAGTACTACGAGGCGACAGGCTCTTTCGGGCGACGTAAGGACGGAACTCCAAGGAAGAATAAGCGGACCCTCCAGTTGTCGACTGAAGCCGAATTTTGGAAGTTTATGGCATTGATGAAGGTGGGTAAGACTATTAGGATACCGAAACGACAATTCCTTGGGGCGTCTCCGGAAGTGGAGGCAGCGGTCAAGGAGATTATCGAAGAGAACATTAACGAATATTTAAATCAGGTAAGACTAAAATGAGAAGAGAAATTTACGAGGCAATATGCAAGGCGCTACTTGCCACCAATGAGATTCAGTATGTGGACTTGTGGAACCAGAATGTGGAGTTCATTGAACAGGAGAACAACTGGCCACGTCCGGCTGTGTTTGTGGAGTTTGACCCTATCAAGTGGGACCGTACCAAGGAGAAGGCTATGCGTACGACCTCTACCATCAAACTTCACATCGTGACCGATTGGTTGGACAGTACAGCTGCAGAGAATGTCACTCATGAGGATGTCATGGAGGTGTTCCGGTACCCTGCCATCGTGCAAGAAGCCATCGAGGGGCTTAGAGGCGCTACATTTGGTTCACTCGTGTTGGAGGAAAGTCATACCAACCACAACCATGAAGAACTGATAGAAAGCATCGAGGTGTACAGATACCGAGGTTTGGTACATCTTTGATGGATGGGGTTATTAAAAGAATCGGGGCCATTTTGCTTGTTCGTTGAGCATTATGGTCCCGATTTTTTATGGATGACGGTAAAAAATCTCGCTATCTATTTGTAATATAAAAAAATAGTTGTATTTTTGCGATGGGGATTCCGTAGCTAATGACTACCGATTCCCCGACAGCGGGGGGTGATCATTGGTCACCCTTCCGTTCTTTTAAAGAATAATGTCAGACTACCATCGGGCTCTCGGAACCAGACTTCTTGGATATTCTTTCCATCTTGTATTCTTTTGTATATACTTCGCTTCATATAATGCTCACTCAAATCTGGGCGGTCTATTATAAGACGACTTGCCTGAATCAATCCATCTTTCATCATGTTCGCAAAAGCACGCTTGGGATTTTGAGTAACAAAACCTTCATGTTCGTACCAATCGTCTCCTATCTTAAGATCTGGGCACTTCCCATAGTATTGGGTTCCTTTGAGATCTCCATAGAAACAATCATATTCGAATTTTGATGGACGAGTCATCTTTGGAGTTAACATAACTTCCTTCCCGAGACTCGCAAAGTGATGGGCTGCATCCATCAATTTATTGAAGTCGGAATCGTTTCGATTGACCAAACTACTTATTTCTATATGACCTTTATCAACGGGTACATCTTCGTGCCTCATTTTTTCACATGTCCGAATCAGTTGACATGCAGCGCATAGTTCACTATCCGGTACGAAACGAGCCAATTTCAGTTTAGAACGGTCGCAATCGCGGCAACGACGAATCGTGTAAGGGTTGTAGTCAGGAACGGTCTTCTGCTCTTTCCCCGGATTGAAATGGAAGATACCCTTGGTGTCACGTTGAAGAGCCTCTTCACCGCGAGCCATGGCCTCCTCTCGATCTGTCTCCGGATACTTCGTCTTGCGTACCTGTACGACAGTGCAACGACAGTTCCATCCGTTAGGTGGATAGTATTCGCTCCAGAAGGGGTCTGAAGGAGGAAGTGTTACTCCATTCAGCGCTGCGTGTTCCGGACGTACCTTGCCATCTCCGGCGGTTCTATATTGCAAGTTATAACGGTCGCCATCCTCCATAAAACCTTCCCACTTGGCAGCCATCTCAGCCGACGAATGTACAAAGTTATATTCCGCACGGAGGTAGTTCTGATTGTATGTCTTGTCGATGCTTTGAACATCATCCAAAAAGCGTTTGAACGACTTTCGATTGCCATTCTCATCCAGTAGAGAAGGGAAAGCCTCATTCATCTCGTGGAATGCCTTCAGTCCGGAGAAGATATAATCAGAGCGCTGCAGACGTTCTCTCATTGCATTGCTCATCTCTGTCTGCCGGAAGGTGGAGTCCAAGATGGAGCTGTGTGCACCAATGAACGCCTGAGCCTCGTCAGAAGCAAGGATATCCACGGAGAACTCTGCGCCTTTCTGTCGGTACAAAGCCTTCATCATCCCCTCAAAAAGCGGAGAGAGTTGTTCCCTTATTCCATCTGCAAGTCCGGCGGTAAGCGTATCCTTAGCATCTCCCAGCATCAAAGCATAACGGCTGTGCAGCCCCTCGTAGTCAGAGGGGCTCAGTCGAAAAAAGGGTAAACGTCTTTTTGTCCTTTGGGCTTCTTGTCACCATCAGGGTCATCATCTCCATCCGGAGCATTGTCACCATCCGGAGCATTGTCACCATCCGGATTATCCGGGTCACCATTATCCGGATTCTTACCTTTGGGGTCGTTATCATCCTTCTTATCATTGCCCTCATCGTCGTTCATGGTCGGCATCATCGTGATACGTTGACCCACCGGCATACTATATTTGTCCGCGAAGTAAGAGGGGTCTACATCGTAACGGTCGGCCACCATGGTTTCAAAAGCAATCTGTTGCTCCGGAGTGTAGTCGATGGCATCATCCCATTCAAAACGCAATCCTTTGACGGGGAAACCATGTTTCACCATTCTCGGGATAAGCTGATTGTTGATGATGTCTCGAAGCATATCCCGGTCGGCCTCCACCAAGTTCTCGAACACCTTCAGGTGCGTCTGAGACTGTGACAGAGAGGAACCGTCCTCGATGGTCATGGTCTGTCCGATAATCAATTTAGAGAGTTCTGAGTTGGCGCGGTCTATTCTACGATCGTACACATTGTAAGAATCGCCCTTACTAGCCTCTACAAACTGAATCTCCGTCTCAGCGCCCAACAACATGGCTAGGTTATGTGCTCCGTCTCTCAACATACTCTCCAGGCGGTTCAACTCCTTCTCGTCTCGTGAGGTTGTTTTCGCTATACGAATCGGCATACCAAAGATTTCTGCGAAAGAATCCCAGAAAGCCAAGTCGTTCTTCTTGGGGATGGTCTGTGTGGCTGCTTTCAGATAGAGACCAAGTGAATTTGGCGCGCCGGCTTCAATGAGCCAATCAGAGAATGGAGGTTGCCGGTATTCCAGTCCGGAGGTCCAGTCATCTCCCACATTCACCACGCATCGACCGTATTCCGGAATGACATGTTTACGTGGAATCAGTTGCACCCCATTGTAACAAGGGCATCCGTCACCATCCTCGCCCACATCACCCAATTCAATGAGCGAGTGTCCCCAATACTTAGAGTCCAGACAAAGACCCATCAAGGTCTTAAACCATTCCTGATCAAAGTAGTGTAAAGCCCCTTCGTCCTCCTTGCCATTCTTATCTACCAGTTTGAAGGAATGAGCCAGCACGAACCCCTTCCGCTGCTCCACACATCCAGAGAGATGCAAGTCAATCTCTACATCCAGATAGATATCATAGAGGCGTTGCCTGTTCGGACTATCTACATTGATGGCCATCTGCCAGGCGTGGCGCCAGTCAAGGATATCTTTCCGGGTGAGCGCATCCGTGGTGCGTTGCAGCTCCATTACAATACTTTTTGCTTTGGCCAATTCTCGTGGTTTGGCTAGATTAAAAGTGCCATAGGCTCCGTGTAATATGGTGCCCGGCTGTTGATTATTTCGTTTTTTCTTCATCGTCTTGTTGTTTACCAGTTGTGACGTAACTTCTTCTCTGTGAAAAATACGGTGGAGGTAGATACTTGTCCATCTTCATCCGTCGATCGAGGCAAGTCCGGAACAATTTTGCCCGACTGTACACCTTCCAGCCATTTAATGGCACGCTCGTAGCGCTCTTTCCTGACCTCTGAGCCAAACTTTTGCGGCTGAGAGGCAATCATGTGGTAGAGTGCAATATCGGCCACATACATGACGATAAGGCGGTTTCTGGCGCTTCCTTCAGCACTGAATATCGCATCGGTGTCATAAGTAGGACGTAAGTAACCGGACATCTCCTCAATGGCTTCCTGCTCCGCATTGACACGGTTGTCTTCCGAGGTCTGCGTAATCACCTTCAGGGCATTCTCCCCGATGACCACTTTGTAGTCTTCTTCTGTTATAAACATGGTCGAATGGTATTAGAGGGTTACATATAAGGCTCTTCGTTCAATGTCTTGAATCCGGACACCCTTCTTAAACTTCTTTCGGCGGATTAACTCCTTGAGGTTACGTTTCGGACACACTTTGAGTCGGCCGTTGAAGTAGATGACATAGTACTTTGTGCCCGTCAGTTGTGCGAGCTCATTAGCTTTGCGGACGGCCTTCTTATAGCGCCAGCCCCACAGGAAATCTTTTAGAATCTGAATCATATTACCAACTGTTTTTAGGTGAGTGACGTGGAATCATCACCGGTTTAAAATTCTCTTGTCTTGTGTTGCGCTGAAGGAACCAGATGGCACCTTCATCAGCATCCGGAGCATCATCGTGCACCCTGGATCCTCGTTCGAGTGATAGCGTCTGTTCGATGCCCACCTGCATATCCGGAGAGTCCTTCAGTTCCTCATTGTAGAAGACGAATCCACGTTCCCACAATGGAGACACCGCCTCGATGCGCTGAATCTTCTCCGGCTTCTTTCGTTTGTCCGGCATCAGTGGCAACTGGTATCCCCGGAGGTCGCCTTCAGCGGCAAACTCATCGAGGATGATATCCTGCATGAAGTTGGCCTCCATGTAGAAAGATACCACCACATCCTCCGGAAGTGATTCGTAGAGGTTGTATAACCACCGGACCATGCCACTCACGGTGTCCTGACGAACATAGCAATCAATCAAGTGGAGCTCACGTCCGGTCTTACCCCATAAGCGACAGGCCTTGTAGTCGTTGGCCGTGGTCGACTTGAAGGAGGGGTCCGTGTAACATACCAGCATGTCGTATTTCCTCAGAGGCAGCATCTTCTTATAGCGAATCCACTCAAACCGGAAGATGCTTCCATCCTTGATGGGGTTGTGGTTCATCTCCTTCTCCCAGGCACGATAGCCCACGAATTCCCTGTAAGCCTCCGCCTCCTCTTTGGTCCACTTATCTTTCCAGGTTGGCTCTCCGTTCTTATCGAGCGCCTTCACCTCAGACACATGGACACTCTTGATGGAAGCGATATTGGCCAGAACAGAGGTCTTAGATATCAAGTTACCTACCATGATAAACCTGCCTCGACCCACATCCAGTGCACCAAACAACGCCTCCTTCACCCAATCGGTCATCTCAGATACGCGTGCTTCATTCCGGCACATCTCGTCATCATCCAAGTCGTCGATAACGATATAGTCCGGACGAGATTCACGGTCACGGAGACCACGAGGAGACTGTCCACGACCTACCGAGAGGAACGTGACCCCACTATTGGTCTTAAACTCACCATCCGTCCAAGAACCCAGATTTTTCTGTTTACCAAAGTCAGAAATCAGACGTTGGTTGTATTCCAACTCCGCCTGTACGTCACCCAAAAGACGTGTAGCGCTATCTTCCGACTTACCGACAATCACCATAAAGTTAATGAGTCGTTTGGGCTGAAACATCAGCCACAGCGGGATGAAGATATCAAAGTGGGTGGACTTGGCATGACCACGAGGCCATTTGAACACCGCCTTCAGGTTTGGAGTGGTCTTCACTAACTGAGCAGCCTTGTTGTGGAAAGGAGCGTTGTGGATGGTCCGTACAATCTCACCTGTAGTCTTGTCGCGAAGCGTACAGAAATGAGGAAAGTAATACTCACAGAACGCGGCATAGTTGTTTTGCAAACGTTTGATGCGCTTGTCGCGTTCCACCGGTGTCTCCTTCCGGACACCCAACGTGACCTCCGTGATGGACTGAACCTCCTTGCAGTGCTCACGCCATTTTTCAATCGCGGCTCTTGTCTCCGCCGACATTCCTACAGTTGCCATATCAGTTTAATGAACTACGGTTAATAGCCTCTCCAAGAAACTTGTCCTGGTACTTATTAATAGCCTTGATAAGTTCCGGAGTAATATCGGAATCTGTCGTGGCACGATACTCCAACCAACGATTGAAAGCCATAAAGACCTCGATGGCATCTACCACATTGGCTTGCTTGTCGAGCTTCTGGATGACAGAAGCCAACTTGGAGAGTTTGTCTCCCAGACCTGCCATTTGCGAGACGTCATCAGACTGGCTTACCTGCTCGATTAATTTGTCGATGGTAAGCAATAATTTATTCACAAGTTCGGGGCGTGTAATGTTGCGTGCAGCCCGCGCCTCTTTCCATCCTTCGGCATTACACCATTTAGAGACGGAGACACGCGACACACCCACTTTATCGGCTATCTCCTCTTGAGATAATCCGGACATGAACAGCGTATGCGCCAGTTCCTTTTTCTTTTCGTTTTCTGCTTTTGTTGCCATAAGTCGCGTAAAAAATGATAGCAAATATGGCAATATTGAGGGACCCCGACAAAAAAGTGTGCAATCATTGCATAGATGTGTGCAACCATTGCACACTTATTTGGTAGTAAACAAAAAGCGTCTGTAAATTGCGTCAAAATTTAAATCGAACGCGATGGGAAAAGCTAAAAGAGTAAGACTCACTGACGAGTCATTAAACAGTTACGGAACAAGGATCCTTACCGACGGTATGGATACCAACCAGTACGAGAAGAATCCGGTACTCCTATATATGCATGAGCGTGGAAGGGTCATCGGATATATCAAGGATATCAAACGAGAGGAGGATGGAAGCATCACGGCGGAACCGGTGTTTGACTGCGTGACAGATCTCTCTAAGCAATGTAAGGCGCAATGGGAGTTCGGAAGCCTGAAGATGGTGAGTGTAGGTATTGACATCCTGGAGATGAGTGAAGAGGAGGAACTGTTGGTGCAGGGACAGACCTCACCGACTATCACCAAGAGTAAGCTCTTCGAGGTGTCGGTGGTGGATATCGGTGCCAACGATAACGCCATCAAGTTGATGCAGAACGGAAAACAAATCACGCTTGGCAGAGACGGTGAAAGCCCGCTGCCATTGCTCAATAACAATCAAAAAAAATCAAACGAAATGGACATTAAAAAGTTAGCCCTTACGTTGGGCTTGCCGGAAACGGCGGATGAAGCAGCGGTGAACGCTAAGTTGGCTGAGCTGCAAGCAGCCAAGACTGAGGTCGAGACGTTGCGTAACGAGAAAGCTACCATGGAACTGAGTATGATTACTGCAGCTGTGGAAGGTGCTATTGCCGGAAGAAAGATTACTGCAGACAAGAAGGAGCACTTTATCAACCTGGGCAAACAGATTGGCTCTGCAGCTTTGAAGGCTACTTTCGACGCGATTGCGCCTCAGGCAAAACTGTCGGGCACCTTGAACCTCTCTGGTTCTCAGGGTAACGCTCAGACAGCCACCTATAGCAAATTGAGTGAGGTTCCCCCGAGCATCTTGCTGAAGTTGAGAGAGGAAAATCCTGAAGAGTATAAGCGACTTTTCAAGGCCGAGTATGGAATGGAGTGTAATTTCTAACAATCAATAAAACGAGACGAAATGAAACAGATTATGAGAATTCTGGCGACACTGATGCTGAACATGTTCATCGGTGTCATCTTTGGATTGATCCTCGGGGTTAATCCAAACATTTGTGCTGCTGTGATGGTGGCTGTAGGTATGATTTTGAGCTTCCTCCCGATGCCTAAGGATGCAGCTCGTGCAGGTATCCTTACGGAGGTGTGGACCGGAGAGATGGTCAAGGCACTTCGTTCGGGTCTTGAAGGCAGCTGGCTCGATGGCGTTCCTGATAATAGCTCTATCGTGGCTAATGATGTGATTCACCTGGTGGAAGTTGGTGTGGACCCTGCGGTGGTGATTGATAATACCACTTACCCGATTCCTATCACCGCGCTCGAGGATAAGGATATCGCCATCAAGCTGAATAAATTCCAGACGGAGGTAACTCCTATTACGGATGATGAGCTTTATGCCATCAGCTATGATAAGATGGGCCGTGTGAAGGAGAGCCACAGTAATGCCATCAATGATGCAAAATTCACCAAAGCAGCCCATTCTTTGTGTGCCGTCAAGAACACCGAGAAGACTCCGGTGTTGGCAACTTCCGGCGAGCGTGAAGAGGATACCGGACGTTTGAAATTGACTCCGGCGGACTTGGTACGCATGAAAAAAGCGATGGACAAACTGAATGTGCCCGCTACCGGCAGACGCCTGGTGTTGTGTCCTGACCATGTCAATGACTTGCTGCTCGTTGATCAGCGATTCAAAGAGCAGTATAACATCGACCGTAATACCGGCCGCGTAGGCATGATTTACGGTTTTGAGGTGTATGAGTATGCCAACACTCCGCTCTATACGACTGCAGGCGTTAAGAAGGATCTGAATAAATCGGCAGAGGCAGGTGAGTTCAACTGCTCTTTCGCTTTCTATACACCGCGTGTGTTCAAAGCTACCGGTTCTACCAAGATGTATTACAGCGAGGCAGCAACCGATCCGGAGAATCAGAGAAACTTAATCAACTTCCGTCATTACTTCATCTGTATGCCTAAGAAACAGGATGCCGGCGTGGTAATGATGAGCGGTTATAAGGCTGAAGCTTAAAAATAGCGTTCAATGGCTACGTTGAAATATCTTCTAATACATTG